TAGCAGAGTATTACAATGAAGAAGGTACATACATTTTCCATATGACCTCTGCAACTATTCTTGACTTCATACCAAATCCACTTGATAGTGGACCTGCATTTGTTATTGCAAAGAAATTTGCTTTTGATAGATTGCAAGGACAGTATGACCAAATCATAGGACTTATGGCTTCTATGGCAAAAATTAATGTGATGTCAATAATAGCAATGGAAGATGCCGTGTTTACAGAAACAAACATTTCTGGAGAGATAGAATCAGGACAATATCGTAAAGGTAGATTTGCTGTTAACTATTTAGCTCCAGGTACACAAGTTTCTAAACCAGCATCTAATGTTCCTTATCAGATTTTCCAACAGATAGATAGAATAGAACGACAACTTCGTGTTGGTGGTTCTTATCCTACAACTGATGATTCACAGTCACCATTAGCATTTGCTACTGGTAGAGGACTTGAAGAGTTAGGTGCATCTATGTCACTTATGATTAGAGAGTATCACACAGTTATGTCTGATGCTATAGAGATGATTGATGCTAAACGATTAGAGTGGGATCAGAAAATGTATGGTGGCTCTACTAAACCACTATCTGGATATATGGATAATACTTTTTACTCTGAAACATATGAACCAACAAAAGATATAGCAAATAGCTTTAAGACACGAAGAGTCTATGGAGCTATGGCTGGTTATGATGAACCACAGAAAATTGTTACTGGTTTACAGTTACTACAAGCTGGTATTATTGATAGACAAACACTACAAGAAAACCTAGATGGTTTAGATAACCTTGTTAGAGTTAACGATAGAATTACAAAAGAAAAAGCAGACAGTGTATTGTTTGATACATTGTTAGCACAAGCCCAACAGGGTGATGCTAAAGCAACTATGGCTGTTGTGCAGATAAGAAAGAATCCTGATGATATGCAAAATATCTTAGATAAGTTCTTTACAGCAGAAGAGCCAGAGATACCAACAGCTGAACAAGAATTGCTTGGAGGAGGTGCCTTGCCACCACAAGGTCCTCCACCAGGCATAGCTCAACTACTTGGTGGGTTAGGTGGATAATGTCAATTAATAAAAAATTTGAAGAGATTGTAGATTTTTGTTTAGTAGATGTTGATGAGCTTGGTGATGACATTATTTTAGAAGAAGATGTATTTAAGCCACGAGGCAAAATGTACATTGACCAACTTCCACCTTTAGTATTCCCATTTGGTTATATGGTTATAAGTTCAGCATTTCAATTTTTTGAAGAAGAAGAAAAGGATGAAGATGGTCAGACCTAATAAAAAAATTACAAAAAGAAATACTAATGTACCACCAGCTGCAAGAAATACACAAGATAATACAAGAGGAATTATCCCTGGTTTGACTGCTGGAACTACATATGGTGAAGGTCAAGATATAAAAGAACAAGTTCAAGCTACTGGTGGTTTGCCAGATGCTTCATTAGCTACTTCTACAGCACAACCAAGACCATCAAAATCTATGCCACAAATGGATGTATTTGCTGGAACACAAAGACCAACTGAACCTGTTACATCAGGATTACCTTTTGGTCCTGGTGTTAATCCACAACCTGAAGAACAAATTTACCAAGCAGAAAATATACGAGATTTTATATATCAAACTTGGGTGCAAACTGGGGATGATAGTTTACTAGAGTATTTGTAATGTCATCATTTTCAGATAATGTAAATGTGGATTACCTGCTAGAGAAAAGAGAACGCACAGGTAGAGTACAAGTAACACAAGATCAAGCAGATAGATTAAGTGCAGTACAACAAGGAACAACTAATGTACCTGCAAGTGTTATGGTGCAAGGTGTAAAAGATAATGCAGATAATGGTTTTTTAGATTCTCTTACAGAGTTTTTTTCTAAAGCAACAGCAGCCACTTATGGTCGTGTAAAAAATGCAGTATTTAATCAATTAAATATAAATCCAGAAACAGGTGGTTTTGGAGAATTAGCAATTAAAGGTGGAATGTTAGGTGTTAGGGCTGTTTATGAAGATGTTATTGCTAGACCTATTAGAACAATAGAAAATGTACAACAAGGTGCATCTTTATCTGAAGCCTGGAAAAAATCTGCAATAGACCCTTTTAGATACTGGAAAGAAGCAGTAGAAAGAGGAGAAAAAATAGATTTAGGTAATGCGTTGTTTCAGGCAACTGATCCTGAAAAAACAGAAACATATCAAGAATTAATAGATAAGGGTGCTGACCCAATAAGAGCTAGAAAAGCAGCAGCAGCACAATTAGGATATAATGTTTTTGATAAAATATTTGAAGAAGAACAAAAAACAGTATTTCAAGGTGATAGAGCAGCAGCATTAATTGCTAGAGGTAAAAGTCCACACGCAACACCTGGTCGTGTATTATTTAAACCATTTGAATTTATCATTGGTCCAGAAGATAAAGCCTATGATTTTTTTACAGGATTAGTAGATTTTGGATTACAGTTATTAGACCCTACATTTCTTGCTGGTAAAGCAGCTAAAGGAATAAAAGCAGGTTCTAAATTATTAGCATTATCAGATGAAGCAGCAGATGGATTAGGTTTACTTAATGGTTTTGTAAGAAAGTCGTTTAGTAGAACAACTGCTGAAGAAGTAATTAATGGAGAAATAGGAAATAAAATATTTTTAGAATTATATAAACTTAAAGATAAACCAGCAGATTTAATGGAAAAAACTAATTTTAGTTTAGTAAATAAATATGTTGTAGAAAACAAAGCAATAAGTGATGAGTTTAATATTTTTACAAAAGGTTTATTTGCTTTAGAAGATGGTCTTGATGATGTATCTGCAATACAAGCTGTAAAAGAATTAATTACTCCTAAAGTATTAGCAGTTGGAACAGCAGGTGAAGTACCACAAATACAAAAATTAAGTAGATTTAGACAAAGTGTAGGAGATTATTTTGGACCATTATATAAAACAAGATTAAGTGGAAATAATCCAGATAATTTAATTGTAGAATATGCAAAGTTTTTAAGGTTATTAGACCCTAAAGATCAAGTTGTTAGTCGTAATCAAAGAGTAAAAGATATGATTACTAAATTAGATGAACTTCCTAAAAACCCTAATGTTCGTTCTAATGCCATTGTTACACAATTACTAGATGATTTTACAAGTTTAAGAACAATATACAAAGATGAATTAGTTAAAGCAGGAACATTAGAAAAAAATGAAAAATTAGTTGATAATGTATTTTCTGCATTAATAAAAGTTGTTGATGAACAAGGAAAAATAACAGGAGAAATGACTAGATATACAAATTTAAATCAAGTTCCTTTAGGTATGAAAAAAGCCTGGAAAAAAATATTAAAACAAGATGAAGAATTTAGTAGAGGTGTAAATGATGAAACATTAGAAGAAGCATTTGACACTTTGTATACACAACCATTATTAGAAACCACATTATCACAAGATATATTTTTAGCTAATCCAAGTGAAGTAATTAAATTATCTAATAGACTTGCAAAAAATATGAGAGGTCGTTTTGAAGAAGCACAGAAAATAGTTGGTGGAGAAGGAGTATCAAGATTTTTTGATTTTTATGTAGGTCAATTATTTAAACCATTAGTTCTTCTTAGACCTGCTTGGACTGTGAGAGTTATAGCAGAAGAACAATTAAGAGCTGTAGCAGATGGTGTATTAGCACCATTAGACCATCCAATAGGATTATTAGCAAGGCTATTTGATGATGTAGGTGCAAGACCAAGCTATGCACAATCTGGTTGGTTAGATACTTCTGCTTGGAAATTGGGAATATCTGAATCAACAACAGGAGATACAAGAAGTCTTAAAGCATTAAAAAGACAAAGCATTACACCTGCTATTAAATACGAAACTGTTGAATTAGCAACTTCTCCTGAAAGATGGAAAGAAGGACAATGGAGAGTAATAAACAATTTCTATCACGATGTATTAATGCGTAAAATTGCACAGGGTGAGTTAGTTAAAAACAAAAAAAAGTTTTATGAAGATTTAGCAAAAGAACTAAAAGAAGAAGGTAATACATACAGAGAGTTAATGCTTAATTTAACTTCTGGTACTCACAATCCTTATAGAATATTAAGAGGATCAGATGCACTTACACCTGCTGAATATAATAAAGTTATAGATGATTTTATTAATTTAATGCGTGAAGAATTAAGACAATCTTTATCAGCAACAGGTAAAAATGTAAATAGCGAATTATATCAAGTAGTTGCAACAGGTAAGTTTAAAGTAGGAGATGAAGTATTAGATTTAGATTTAACAAGAACTGCAAAGATTAGTCAATCAGATTTAAAACTTTTAAACGAAGGTAAATTATCAAATAAAGAAGCAGATAAATTACAAGGATTAATAGACCAATCAACAAACAAAGTATATGATAATTACTTTACAAAGTTTGGTGGCAAAGAAATATTACCACAAACAGTTAAATGGAAAACAAAACCCTTTACAACAGATAGAGGTTTTTTAGATAGAACAACAGAAAACTTGTTTAAATGGTTAATGACAAATCCAACAAATAGTTTATCTCGTATTCCTGTATTCAAATCATCTTATTGGAATAAATCAGCAGAGTTAATTCCTATTAGTTCTGAAAAAGTTAAACAGAAAATAATTAAAGGTGCAAGAGAAGCAGGTATAGGAGAAAAAGTTATTAAGCGTATGGATGATATTAAGTCAGCAGGAGCAGATGGTATTGATGATGCTGTATTAATAGAAAATTTAGCTAAAGGTTTTGCTGTAAGTAAAGTTAAAAGTTTGTTATATGATATAACAGAAAATCGTAGATTTTGGGAAGCTAGTCGTTGGTTATTCCCATTCGGTAATGCTTATCAAGAAGTAATAACAACTTGGCTTGGAATTGTTAAAAGAAATCCACAAGTAGCTGCAAGATTTCAAACTACTTGGGATGGTGCAGCACAAGAAAATGACACACTTGATCCAACAGGAAAAGGTTTCTTTTATAAAAATCCTGTTAATGGAAAAGTAGTTTTTAATTACCCAGGAACAGATTTACTTCAAAATTGGATGTTTAAAGACAATGTATCAGAAACAGATGTTCGTGTAAATATGCCTGTGTATGCACAATCTATAAACATAGCTGCATCATTTATTCCTGGTTTTGGTCCTGTAGTTACATTCCCTGCTGCTTTTATGTTTGATAATTTTCCAGAAGAAAGTTTTATTACACGATTAGTATTTGGTGAGTTTCCACCAATGAATCCTAAAGACCCTGTTGATTGGCAAAAAACATTAGGATTTAGACCTGCTTGGTTAGATAAATTTATAAAAATAGCTTTTAATAAAGGAGAAAACTCGCAAGGTGTATTTGGTAATACAGTTATAGATACCTATAAAGCTATGTTGTACGCAGGAATGATTGATGACAGTACAGAAGAATTAGCTAAAGAAGGTATGCAAAAAGCTGTAGATGCAGCTAAAACAATATTTTTATTTAGAGCAGTATCACAATTCTTAGGACCTGCTGGTGCAGCATCTCCAACATTTGAAATTACAGATAAAAACTTTAATTATTTTATGTTAGAAACTTTAGCAGATGAATATAGAACATTAAAGATTTCTAACAATTATGATGATGCTTTAGCAACACAAAAATTTATAGAAACATATGGTATTAATCCATTACCTTTAACTGTATCTAAAACTGTATCAATAGAAAAAAGACCAACTACTGTTGAAGGTGCAGATTGGATGAAAGAAAATATAGATATATATGAAAAATATCCATTAGTTGCGTGGTATTTAGAACCTGCACCAATATACTCGGAGTTTTCTTATGATGCTTACAAAAAAGCATTGTTAGAAGGTGCAAGAGAATATAGGAAACCTGAACAATGGGCTGTAGCTAAAAATAAATTATTAGGTTCTATTGCTTTAGAACAGTATGAAAGACAAGCAGGAATATTTGGAAATAATACAGCAGGTGCAAAAGCATTACGAGATGCTAAGAAAAAAGAATTAGAACAAAGATATTGGGGTTATGGACAACCAGGAATTGTAGGCTCGCCAACGCAACCTTCTATTAATATGCAGATAGATCAATTAATTAAAATGGTAAACGACCCTGACCTGCAAAATTTTGATACAATCAAGAGTGCAAAACTTTATTTAGAAGCAAGGCAACAAGTAATTAATAGTTTTGTTGCAGCAGGATTGTCTGAAACTATTTGGAGAACATCTAGTAAATATGCTGGTGTTAGAGCAGCACTTAGAAATGAAGCTGACAAATTAATTAGAGATAATCCAAGTTTTGGTCCAATGTTTGACCAATTATTGGCAAGAGAGATTGAACCAGAATATGAAGATAATTTGCTAGTACAATTAGGATTAGGACAATGACAGAAAAAGAAAAGTTTATATCAGAAATATTATCACTTGTAAAACAACCTTTAGCAGCAGGTGAAAATGCTATAACTCCAACAGAGCAACAAATAGCAGATTTAAACGCAGCTGAAACAGTAGATGATGCTATTAAAATAGCTTACAATTTAGGTTGGGGAACTTGGGTTGATGCTTGGACTTTAGATCAAGGTATGCAAAATCAAAGTATGTTAGAACAAGCAATAGCAAACGCATTAGCACAAGGACAACAAGGATTTATAGGTGTTGATGGAACACAACCTATTATGTATGAAGGTGTTACTACAACCATTGGAGAAGTTGGAGAAAACTTTTATATGGATGGCGACCAAAATGTATTTTCTAATTTAATGCCTAATGAAATAAGAGAGTTACAAGCAGATTTAATTAATGCAGGATTATTAGGTAGCAAAGTAAATAGACCATTTAGACCTGGTGTTTGGAATTCAAATATAGAAGGTAGAGCTATGTATGATTTAATGACACAAGCTAATGTGATGGGTAAGGGAAAAGCAGAAGATGGTTGGAGATATTCTTTACAGTTGTATTTAGACAATCCAATACAAGAGCCAGAAAAAATTGATGCGTATTTACCACCTGATTATAACTCTATTGCAAATAGTATTGATGGATTATTTGAACAAGAACTAGGTAGAAAACCTAAAGAATATGAATTAAAGTTATTAGCAGATACTTATTCAGCAAATGCAAAAAAAGCATATGAACAAAAAATAGCTTTAGAAACTCCAATTGATGCAGATATAACACCAGAAACATTAGAGGATTATGGTAATCACACACAACCAGTTATAGAAGAAGGGGTTACAGCAATAGACCCAAGTGCTAGAATGTTAGGTGTATTTGATGACATAACAGCAAAAGAACAAGAAAGGTTAGGTGCGAATCGTGATATTCAAGCCACTAATCGTATCATTCTTAATAGCATCACAGGTGCTCCAAGGTAGTATTATGGAAAACGATATGAACACATTTAGCAACGATACAAACCCTGCGTTAATAGATTTGTATTTAGAAGCATTAAAAATGCAAGAAAGTTCTGATGATTATTTTGTAAAACACAGTCCTTCTACTATTACAGATATTGTTACTGGAAAGCCGATTAAAGTACAAGCATTAGGTGCATATGGAATATTAGATATTAATTGGTATGGTACTAAAACACAGAAATCTTGGGCAGAACAAGCAGGATATGCTGGTGCAAGATGGGATGATAAAGTTGCACAAGATGCAGTTGCTAAACATAAAGTACAAGAATATTTTAATAAATTTGGTTCTTGGGATGCTGTATCGGTTGCTTGGTTTGCAGGACCACAAGTTGCAGAAAGAATGGTTAATGAAGGTGTTATAGATTACACAATAAAAGATGTTAATGGTCAAGATGTTAAAACTTATGTAGATGAAATGAATACAAAAATTTCAGAAGAATTAATGACAATGGAGATTCCAATGGAGCCTATTAACTTGCCTTCAACTGTTGTAGGTCCACCAACACCACCTGTTATAGCTAAACAAAAAGATATGCAACAAGTATTTGCTGCACAGATACTAGATGCTATGACTAAAGCTAATGCTGGTGGTATGCGACCAAGTTTTGAATCACAAGTTCCAGCAGAAGCAGGAGATTTTGCTGACACGGTTGCACAAACACAAGTAAGGCGTGGAGATATACAATGATTAAATATTTAGTTGTAGGTTCTCCAGGTAGATATAAATTAAAACCAGTAAGTCCAGGTCAAGCTGATTATGAATCAGGTATGTCTGAACAAGCAGCACAAAATACTGCTAATGATTTAAACAATAAATTTTTTGAAAGAATAGGAGAAAGACCTCCTACTCCACAAACTACTACGCAACCTGATCCAGTAGTTGAACAACCAAGTACACCTACTGCACCAATGCAACCACAAGGTCAAGCTCTTCCTTCTGACAAGATTAAAGAGTTACAAAGAAGTTTAGGAGTAACAGCAGATGGAATTATTGGACCTATAACTATTGCTGCTGCAAAAGATGCAATAGGTAGTTCACGAACATACTCTGAAGCTGTAGGTCTTTCAAGTAAATACGACTTAATTTTAAATGTAGATAAATATAGAACTTCTACAAAAACAATATCTGCACCTTCAGAACCACCAACGCAAAAAGAAAAAATAGATGAAGCAGTAGATATTTTTACTACTACATTATTTCCACCAACAGCTGTAGTTAAAGCTCTTACAGGAAATCAAACCATAGGTCCTGAAACACCAACATCAATAGATATGGCTGGTGAATGGGTAATGATTGACAAAGCAGGTTTTTCTGTTTATAAAGATGAAGATATTTTAAGAGGAGCTGAAAGTGCAAAAGAACCAAGGTGGTATAACACAAAAACTGGTAGGTCTATATCTATAGTTGATAAAGAAGGCAGACCAATTTTACCAGAATCTGCTAATGGAAAACCTGTAGATAAAAGTATTATTAATTCAACATCATTAGGTAGGTGGGAATCAAGTTTTAATGATTACCTAGATAAAAACTTAATAGAAGAGTTAAAAAATAAAAGTTCTAATATTGAAAGTATATTTTCTAATGTAGGAGTAATAAGACCTAATGACATAGACAAGTTAGATGAAATAGGATTAAGAGGTTTAGCTAATGAGTTAGGTATTGATGTAAGAGAATACTCTACAAAGCCTACTTATCAAGAAGCACAAGCAGGAAAAAAACCTGAACTTATTAGAGATGAATTAGCTGCTGGAATAATTAATTTTTTATCTGAACAAAAAACTTATGATGATTATGACATAATTGGACACGATTTACCAGAGGTTGAAGAAAGTTTAGAAGTTTCTACAGTAGGACCAACAGAAGTAAAACAAGAAAAATATCCTAAAGTAAAAACTAATGCTAAAGGTGAGTCATCTATTATTAGAAATGCAACAGATGAGTACTACGCAGCATTAGCTGGATTTACAAAAACACTTGATGTAAGTAACTTTGATGAAGCACCAGGTTTTTTTGTTGATTTAGCTATAGATCAATCGGGTAATTTAGTAAAAGAAAACTCATCTACTGGTGAATCAGTTATTGTTAAAACTTTAACACCACAAGAAACTACCACTGCTACAGAGATTAAAAATATAACTCCAACTTCAACTGAAACAATACCAACTGATGAGGGAGAAGTAGTAATAGAAACACCTACTACAGGTGGTGGAGTTGCTACAGGTACAGGATTAGCAAGTGAATCATCTGGACAAATGATAAGCAATGCACAATCAGAGTTTTTAAATGTACCAAAAGGTGCTTGGTTATGGGATGTAGATGGTGTTAACTATCTAGTGTACGAAGTTCCTGGTGCCAATGGTGAAGTCTATGAAGGTAACCCAATTTATATGGCTTACGAAGTTATGGATAATGATTTAGTAAAAGCTGGTATTGTGTCACCAGAAGCTCCAACAGTAAGTCCTAATGCTAAGGTTAATAAAGCATTCTTTGATTCTGTTGCTATAGTTACAGGTAATACAGATCAGTTATCCTCTTTAATAGATAATCCTTTTGCAAGTTTTGTAGAAACAATCAATGAACAATCACAAGTTGCACCTTGGATTACAGACCCAGAAATGATTTCTTTGATAGCAGAAGCTGCTGTAGAAGGCAGAGAAATCAGTGATGCAGAATGGCAAACAACTAACTGGTATCAAACAAATAATCAAAGTCAAAGAGATTGGTTAAGAACTTATTATGCTGATCCAGCAACTGCAACACAAACAATAACAGATGGTCAAATAGCAGTAGCTAACTCTTTACAAGCAGCAGGTGTATCTAATGCACCAGAGGCATTAGTTAATTGGATTTCAAGTAAATATGTTACAGGCGATTGGTCACAGACTTATACAACAGAACAAATATCTTTATTCGCTGATCCATATGCAGAAGGCAAAAGAGATGAGTCTTTAGAAAACTACTTATCTTCTACTGCATTAACAGGAGTAGATAGAACCACAGAGAGAGAAAGAGAAGTTACAGAGCTTTACAATAAATGGTTAGGACCTACTTTAGGTAAGTTAACAGATAATGAGAGAGCAGAAATTGCTGGTAAGTTAAGAGATGACCCTGACTACGAAGATGCTTTAATTAGTTCACTTAAACAATCAAGACTTGCTGCATTTAGTAATTATACTAATCCAGAACTTACTTATGAAGATATTGCAAGACCTTGGAGAAACTTAACTACTTCTGTATGGGGTCAAACAGCAGATGAAACACAAGGTTGGTGGCAAGAAATGGTTAAGACTAACGACTTTGCTAAAGCACAAACTACACTTAGAGAGAAGGGCTTAGAACAAGATATAACACAAGTTACTACAGATGCAACACAAGCATTACAACAAGCGTTAGGACAAGGTTCTGTAAGCCAGACAGGAGTTAATGTATAATGGCTACTTACGCTGAACTCGCACAGAGTTTATATCCTAATATGCCACCTGATATTTTAGCATTATTTTCTAGTGAGTGGGCAAGAACAGGAGATCCACAAGTAGCTATTGCAGAAGTGAGAAGAAGTCCTGCTTATGAGATAGCATTTCCAGGTAATAAAAGACCAGATGGAACAGTTAAGTTTGATGAAGTT